GTCAGAGACGAAGCTCAACCGTTGCAGCCGGGCGAGTTCCGTGACGTTGATGCACCTGGTGGAAATCTTAGAGATGCATTTATGCCTTTACCTTTCACCGGTCCTAACACCGTGCTCCTACAATTGTTAAGCACGGTTGTAGAATCAGGACAAAGATTCGCGAGCATCGCAGACATGCAAGTGGGTGATGGTAATCAGAGTGCAGCAGTTGGCACGACAGTTGCGTTATTGGAGCGCGGATCGCGGGTTATGTCAGCAATACACAAAAGATTGTACGCATCAATGAAACAAGAATTTATGTTACTTGCAAAATGTTTTGTAACTTATTTACCACCTGCTTATCCATACGACATTGTAGGTGGACAAAGACAAATATTCCAAGCAGACTTTGATGATAAAGTAGATATTATTCCAGTTGCTGATCCAAACATATTTTCACAGACTCAAAGAATTACAGTTGCACAAACTGAATTACAATTGGCTATGTCTAATCCAAAGATGCACAATATATATCTTGCATACAGACATATGTACGACGCATTAGGTGTTAAAGATGTTGATTCATTATTACCACCACCAATGCCACCACAACCACTAGACCCTGCAACAGAAAACGTAATGGCGTTAGGTGGTAAAAAGTTTCAAGCGTTTGCAGGTCAAGACCATCAATCACATATGAAAGCACACCTACAATTTATGGGTACTACAATTTGTAGAAACAACCCACCAGCGATGGCAGCACTACAAACGAATTGCATGCAGCACATACAGTTGATGGCACAAGAACAAACTGATGTAGAGTTTGCAGAAGAAATACAAAAATTAAAACAACTACAAATGACATTACAACAGATGCAACAACAAATGGCACAAGACCCTCAAGCTATGCAACAAATGGCACAAAGTCCACAAATGCAACAAATACAACAAACTATGCAAAACGAACAACAGAAAATAGAAGCAAGAAAAGCTGTGCTAATTTCTGAATTTATGTTAGAATTTGCAGAAGCTGAAAAAGAGGTGCTGAATCAAATTGAAAATGATCCTCTATTAAAGCTTAAGGACAGGGAACTAGATATTAAAGCTCGCGAAGAACAGCGCAAAGAAGAGGAAGGCGAAGACAAGCTGAACCTCGAAAAAATGAAGATGTTGCAAAACAGAGAACTTGCGGAAGAAAAGATGGAAGAAAACGACAAACATCAAAAACTTCGAGCGTCTGTATCGTTAGCTAAAGATGGTATAAAAAATATGCAAGCAACAATTAAAGAGAGCGGGGAATAATGAACTCAGAAGATTTAGCCTTACTATTAGGACTTGTTGGCGGAGGCTTTGGTGGTTACTTTGGTGGTAAACGTAGAGACGAACGTGAGCGCGCTCAAAAAAAACAAGACAGAGAAGACGAACGCGAATTTTTGAAACAAATAAGAGCAGAAGAAAAGTACGAAGCTGAATCAGAGGCATTAAAAGCGGCTGGAAGAATTTATGATGATAGTGAACGAAGAGGAGAATTAAAAGACCCTAACACATTTTATAACATGATATTTAATCCATCAGAAAGTGATCCACTTTACGAATTATTTGGTGGGAGTGAAGGTTATGGTGAAGCAATATTCGGTCCAACTAAATATTCAGATCCAAACTATAGAAATATAGACAATCCAAATTTTGTACAAAATCCAGAAGAAAATATGTTTAATACAGCGGGTATATTGCCTTATTTAGCAATCCCAGGTTTTGGCCAATATACTCTAGGGGCTAGACTTCTTGGAGGGATTGGTAGTAAAGCGATAAGTCCTATGATGAGAGCCATTAGTAGACTAAGAGGTGGAACACCAGGAAGAGCAGCAGCACCAGGAGCAGCAGCAACACCTATTACAGATCCAAGTAGATTATTACCAACACCTTATAACCAAGGTGGCCGTGTAGGTCTTGGAGTAGGCGGTGATCCAGTGGACATGGAAGAACTTATAAGACTTTTAGAAATAGATTTCGATGATGCAGGAGGACCAAATATTGGATCTGGTAGTAGTGATTCTATGAGAGACGCTGGTTTTGAAGTAATAAGAAAAATATTTAAAGACTAATGGGTAGTAAAAATAACAACGCACAGAACAAAGCGGACAAAGCAAAAACACAACACCAAAAAACTGTAGATGCCATACAAGCAGGTGAAGCAAAAGAAGTTAGACCTACAGCTGCTGGCATAGAATCAAGATTTAAAAGTGATTATAAAAAAGGTGCAGGATCAAAGTATACCGGTAAACTAGCCGATGCCATGGCGAACAAAGCTTTTGACAGTTCGCCTTTAGGTAAAATGAAAAAAGCAGGTGTTTCTTTTGATGCACTTGGTAGAAGCGGATTGCCCGGTGAATACAATGTTACTCCCGGAGGTATGCAAGATACTGTTCAAGGCACATTTGGCTATAAAGAATATAGTGATCTTGCTAAAATGGTTGATGAAGGGAAAGTTGCTGGATATGGAGGATTTGATCCATTAAAACCTACTTCTTTTCAAGGTTTTTCAAATTTAAACGAACAAGCAGCCGCTAACCAATTATTTGGTTTTAGTCCTACCCAAAACATGGGTATTATAAATTCTTTAAGATATGGTGCTACAAACCCACAAGCAATAAGAGGTTATCAACAACTTGGTAATTTAGTTAAAGGTATTGGAACTTTATCTCCTATTCAGAATGTATTTCGTGGTATGTTAGGAATTGATCCAGTTAAAATGACAGAAATAAATCCTTTTAATATTGGTCCGGGTTTTGCACAATATCCAGATCAATTTACTCGATCTTTTACTAATCCTGAATTAGAAGCCATGACCAATCCTGCAATTTATGACAGGTTATTTAACGATGTTGCTCCTGTGCAAACTGGGATGTTTAATCCTATGCAACCTGGAGAAGACATGATTAATGTCATGCCTATGAAGAATCCTTTTGGAAATCCTTTTAGCCCTGCAATAGTAAGTGATGAACAAAAAAAAGCTTTTAACGCAGAATTTGCAAATAACGCATTAGGTGCTTACTATAATCAATTTCCTCCTGAACAACTTATAGGAGCGGGAATTGATCCAAATAATCCTATACTTCAAACTACAACAAATAGATTAACACCCGGACAAATAATGGGACTTGAAGCACAAGGGATGGGGGCTCATGTTGGTGGAATTGGACCTTACAACACAGATAGTCCTTTTGTACAAAGCGCTTTACAAGGAACTAATACATCTAGTGGTTATGATTTAACTTCTGGTTCTTCTGCACAAAAAACTTTTGATAGTTTATATAACATGCAAAATTATGGAATTACCGGTGGCCTTTAATATTATTAATGTCCAAAAATAAAAAAGAAAAAAAGATTGAAAAAGTAATGCATGAGTTTAAAATGGGTAAACTCAAAAGCGGTAAGTCAAAGAAAAAAGTAAAAAATAGAAAACAAGCTATTGCAATTGCTCTTTCTGAAGCTCGCAAAAATAAAAAGAGGAGGGTTAAATGATCGAAGAACTCAGAGAAAAAATCGTAGACAAGTGGAATGACATGTCTGTGAAAACAAAACTAATTGGTGCAGCGATTATAGTTGTAATTGTTGTAGCTATCATCGTAGGCTAATGTCCAGAAACATCATTGAAAGTGTTGCAAGACAAATCAGGTTAGCTGGTTATAAATGGTATGCACAAATTGCTTTTAATGTATTTATATTAGTGGTGTTATTTATATGATATTCGACGTAGTCAAACTAGCAATAGGCGCTGGCACACATATAATGAAAAACAGGCAGCAGCGCAAAATGCTTGAGTCAGATGCTGCAATGTTACATGCACAGAAAATGGCTAGTGGTGAAATTGAATATCAACAAGTTGTAAGACAATCAAACGACAAAGGGTGGAAGGACGAATTCGTTCTTATTTTAATATCACTACCGATTTTACTTTTAATATGGAGTGTCTTTAGTGATGATCCAATGATTAAAGAAAAAATAGATATATTCTTTGTACAGTTTGCAGCTCTCCCGATGTGGTACCAGATGCTATTTGTAGGCGTCGTGGGCAGTATATACGGACTCAAGGGCGTAGATATCTTTAAGAACAATCAGAAAAAATAGTTGACTTAATTTTACATTGGGGGAAACAATGGGGGAAGAAGATAAACCCACGAATCCGCTTGACGTGTTCTGGGAGCAATTAGGAGATAAAAAGAAAAAATATGTCAGAAGCTATGGATCCGGTAAACGTAATTTACAAGATAAAAAAACTGATGCAGTCTCAGATGGACGCACTAGTTCAAACTCTAGCAAACGGCGGGGTTGACACAATGGACGAATATAAATATATAATAGGTAAGATTCATGGAATCGATACAATAAATCAGGAACTCTCTAACCTGCTAGAACCAAAGGAGCCAGATAAAGATGACCCAAACAACGTCACACGCATTAGAAGATAAATACAAAGCTGAAGATCAAGAAGCTAAAGAAACACCTACAAAAACAAATTTAGAAAAATTACCTAACCCTACGGGTTGGCGTTTACTTGTTATGCCTTTTCAAGTTAAAGAAGAAACAAAAGGTGGAATTATAATTGCACAAGAAACATTAGATCGCGCACGTGTTGCAACGCAAGTTGGATACGTATTGAAGATGGGTGATTTATGTTACAAAGATGAAGATAAGTATCCTACAGGTGCTTGGTGCAAAGAAAAAGATTGGGTGGTATTTGCGAGATACGCAGGATCACGCATGGAGATTGATGGTGGTGAGATACGAATGCTAAACGATGATGAAGTCTTAGGGACTGTAGAAAATCCAGAAGACATTATTCACGCAATATAACATAGAGGAGGATAATCTATGCAAGAAGAAAAACAAATAGACGTTGGAGATGCAGACGAACAAGAACAAGAAATTGATCTTGAAGCTACACCCATTGAAGAAACACCAGCTGAAGAAATAGTTGTTGAAGAAACTAAAGAAGAACCAAAAGAAGAAGCACCTAAAGAAGCAAAAGAAGAATTAGGTGAATATTCTGAAGGCGTACAAAAAAGAATTGCTAAACTTACACGTAAAATGCGTGAAGCTGAAAGGCAAAAAGAAGAAGCAATTGAGTATGCAAAATCTCAAAAAGATGAAGCAGATAAAATAAAAAATCGTTATAACACTTTAGATAATTCTTATACTAAAGAATTTGAAAAAAGAGTTACTACTAATCTTGATGCTGCTAAAGTTAAATTAGCTACAGCAATTAATGCAGGAGATGTAGAAGCACAAGTTGCAGCTCAAACTGAGTTAGCTCAGTTATCTATGGATGCAACTAGACTAGCTAGATTAAAAGACATACAGGAAAACACACCTACAGAAAAACCTGTAGAAGAAACTCCTAAAGCTGCTCCACCAAAACAAGTGGACCCTAAAGCAGATGCTTGGGCTTT